CTTTCGCCTAGCAGGTAAGGCATATCTCTTCGCCAAAGAAGAGTTTGTTAATGGTGCAACGCCTAAACAAGAAGAGCCAGCGGCGAAACGCCCTAGCCCAGTAGTTTACAACCACGAGAAAGGTGGTTACGAACGCCAAGGCTAAGCCCTTCAAGCTTTGGAGCTCCTTCGGGGGCTCCTTAGCTTTTTTTTTAAAGCAATGGAAACTATTATGAGTGTGCTATTACTATCATCGGTGTGCTATATTACTATCATCACGTTAGTGATGGAACGTTACAGGACCGTTGGTGTGTGCTCTAGAGTATCGGATGAGAGCACGCGGTGTACCGGGTGTACCACCTTTGTACCACGTACAAACACGATGTGCGGTACACCGGAAAACGGTCCGGGGACTGGCTTTCATGGAATGAAGCACGAAGTGTACCAGATGTACCAGTACCGAAGCGTTAGCTTTAGTAATAGACCGTGGACCGTGGTTATAGAATCGTTGTTCGATTCGTTAAATAACCGGTACAAATGGTACAAAGTCCACGAAACACAGCTACCGCACGGGTTTCAGCTGTACCACCTAACATTTGTTACTGGTACACCATTTACCAAAAAGGTAGTAAACATAAGGGTTTCAGCTGTACCACTATGTACCACAAACAGCGATGGGAAGCGGTCGGAAGCTCCATGGGGAGCGTTGGGAAGCTTCAAATCCTTCTTCGAAGGATTTCGTCGATGGTTGTTTATGTGATTAATTATTTAATATTATGGAGATATTATGGAAATTTTACTAAGTCTAGCCCTAGGGGCATTCGTAGGTTGGTTTCTTACTATTGAAGCTATTTATAGCCAAAGTGCAAGAGACCTTAAGAAAAGCAAGCGTGAGTACGATAAACTTATGCGTGAACTTGCGGAGGATTCATGAGCGGCAGTAAAAAGAAAGGTGTTAGGGATCGTTGGGGTCATATTGAAAGCTCTACCAAGAGCGTTGGCAATGAGACTCGCGTGTGTGATGGGAAATATCTAGGCGGTTGTACTATACAAAACGCTGACGATTTGTTCCCAGAACACGAATCGTATACTTATGAAAGCAACTACTACATTATGAAATGTATAAGTTCAATGCCTAAACCTAAGTATAAAAAGGATTCTGATTGATGTTAAGTCAATCGAATAAAGTGCATGCGTACGCATGTGTAACATTAACCACTACTATAGGAGTGTAAAAATGGTTGAATCAACCAATGAAAGTCAGCAAGAACTTGATCTTGCACCACAGGGGGCAGAAGATAATTCTGTCGAAGCCACAATAACTTTGCCAGCCAATCATTGGTACCATCGTAAGTATGCGTTCAATGCTGCTGGTGAGCCTACTTACAACGAGACTGTTGTGCAGGAAATTATGGACATTTTTGACCAGAAATTGAATTCACCAATGTTGTTTGTAGATGACACTAACGGTGTTGAAGAGCAAGTCTTTGACAGAGATATATCGCTGGTTTGCGATGGTCAGTCAGTGTTACTAAATGTAGACCCAGCTTCGACTGGTTTTGCGTTCTTAAACTTGTGTAACAAAACTTGGGCTGAGTTTGCTTCAGTTGCTTATGAAGTTGTTGAAGCATTGTCTGCTTCTAAAGAAGAGCCAGAAGAATGGCTACTTAAAAGAGAGCAAGACATGTACGCTTTAGGTTACAAAGCAAGAGTGCTTAAACAAGCTTTGGAAGCTCTTAGTAAAGACTTTGGATTTGAACACGATGGTATATCCAGAGACCGTGTTGAACAAAATGTCATGACACGTTGTGCAAGACTAGCTAAATATAGCTTTGATAAGATTCAAGCTACAGGTGCTATTACCAAAGAAAAAGGTAATGTTCGCATTCAAGAGTCGTTCGACAGAGCGTAATTTTAACAAGTCCTACCGAGTTGATGTTTCGATTACTCGGTAGGCACTTATTACAAGTCCTACCAAACACTCGACCTGGTTTGGTAGGCACTTGTTACGGAGAAACAAATGACTAGATTAACTAAGATTGATATGTGGGTTGCTGACAATCCATTGAAATATCATTTATACACAAAAAGCCCATTGATTTTATTAGTGTGCTTTCTAATGTATTTTAACTAACGGAGACTATTATGGGCTTAGATATGATGGCTGGTTGGTCTGAACAAGACACACCAGATGCAAAGGTTGTTCACATTGATACTGCCAAACCGCAGATTAAGTGTGAATTTGAATGGCGTAAACACGCTAGGTTACAGCAGTTTATGATGGAGTTGTACCACACACGTAAAGGCGAAGAAGTGCCAATTGGTGTGATGGGCTCCTTTAATGCTGAGAATTTAGAATTGTTTGAAGAAGACATTAAGATTTTACGGGAACTAATTATTAATGATGAGTTGCCGTTTTGTTCTGATGGTTTCTTTTGGGGGCAACAGTTTCAAGAAGAAGCAATGCGTGAATATAAAGAGCAAGATTTACTTTTTTGCGAGAGAGCACTGCAATGGATAGCAGAGGGAAAAAAAGTATTTTATTCTTGTTGGTGGTAATTGCCAATCGATTACTACCGTGCTGGAGTTGGTGTCACACTTATATCCCAACCAGCTCCAGCATCTTTGCGTGCGTGCTCGTACGTCGACTGGTGCCGACGTACCTTCGCACTTTTTCAGGAGTAAATTATGAGAACTAGAATGTTTAGAGCGACGTTTGTTGACGCTTTTTCGCAACATACTATTGTGGTGGAGTTTGAAGCTCCGTTTCCAATAGATGACGAAGTAGACTACAAGAAACTAGCTGTGCAAAGGTTGGGCGAGATGATTCGGAAAGACGAAGTCAAAGTACGAGACATCGAACCTATTGAAATATAACTATTTGATACAAAGGAGCAAAAATATGTCAAATATGCAAACAATGGTCACACTTAATGCTGACAAGCTTAAGAGTGAAATTAGAAAAAACATGCGTGTTGGTCTCAACACCATGGTCTGGGGCGGCCCAGGCATCGGTAAATCGGAAGTGCCGGAACAGATAGCAAAAGAAATGGGAATACCTATTATGGATTTTCGTGCTAATTTATTTGATCCGGTAGATGTGCATGGTATTCCGCGTTTGGAACCAAGCGAACAGTTTGGTTTTCAAACTACTTGGGCACCACCTGACATCTTTCCAACTGTAGAACGTGACGGTGAGCGTGGGATATTCATGATTGATGAGTTGCCAACTGCTCCACCAGCTACTCAGAATGCGTTTTTGCAGTTACTTATCACACGTCGAGTTGGTAACTACATTATGCCTAAAGGTTGGGCAGTGGTTGCAGCTGGTAATCGTCTTACTGACGGTGCTGCTGTGTACCAAATGCCTAAGCCAGTCGGTAACAGACTCATGCACTATGAGCTTGAAGCTAATGTTGATACTTGGTGTGATTGGGCTATGAAGAATGAAATAGATACTACGTTGATATCGTTCATGCGTTATCGACCTGGTCTATTGTACAGCTTCAATGCAGACGAGTATGCCTTTCCTACGCCAAGAACTTGGTCGTTTGTTGACAGGCGTTTGAAGTTGGAAAAATCTATTGATGCAGAAGGTATGTTTTATGGCATAGCTGCTGCAGTTGGTGATGGCCCAGCTGGTGAGTTTCTAGCATTTGCTAAAGTTGCAAACAAGTTGCCTGATATTGACAATTTGATTGCTAAACCAGAAACGTACATGCCTTCAGAGGATCCTGCAGTATTGTATGCCTTAACTGGTGCAATATCAGCACGTGCCGAAGAAAGCAAAATGGAAAACATTATGAAGCTTACTCTTAAGCTTCCTACTGAGTTCCAAGTGGTTCTAGTCAAAGGTATGCTTGCCGTTGACAGAAATTTGATTAATCACGATACAATGACTAAGTGGATTGAAAAGAATTCACAAGTTGTATTGTAACAATTACGGAGATTATTATGGCTACAGCCAGAATGACGGACGATCTTCTTAAGAAACTTTGTGATAAGTTTCAGGAAGATTACAGAAAAGTAAACCCAGTGCCTAAAATGTCAGAAGACTTAGGTCTTAAAATATACAAAAAGTATGTTGAACCTTTGTTTGCTGACATGAAGGCGGTCTATGACACGCACATGGAAAAGACTACAGTGTACGGTACTGAGAGCAAAAAAGAATTGTTCCAGACTAGTGCTGAGTTTGATGTGTTTGTTAGTGCCCCTCAAATCTTGACAAAATCTCAAGAGAATCGTCTTACTAAGAAAGATTCTGAAGGTTATGCCAAGGCTATTGATTGGCAATTGCGTGACTATACTAATAGTTATGAATGGGACTCTGAAGAACATGAGTTGCAACGAGTCACTTTTCAATTGCCTTATGAAGCTGAGTTTATTACTGACAGGTACAATAATTCTTTGCCTATTCATTTGCATAATGAATCAGAAGACGAGTTGTATCGACAGTGTGTAGACGAATGGACTGCATTGAAAAAAGCAGAGTTTAAAATGAAAAACGATACTAAAGAGTATTTCAATACCCTTGATCGTTTTGAAACTCTTAACCAAGCACTCAAAGCTTGGCCGCAACTTGCCAATGCTGTTGAAGAAGTTATGCCAGAAAAAATGGTAGCTGTGCATAAACGTACTGAACGTAAGAAGAAACAACAAGAGAACCAGCAAATGGTTGAGGAAGTTTCTCAAAAGTTCAACAACGTTATGTTGAGTTCTACTTTACTTGGAGACGATGATGAGTGAAGCTCAGCAAAAATTTACTAGAGCTAGGTCGCAGCTTCTTTTGAAGCAACCTTTCTTTGGTACGTTGTGCTTGCGATTGAAACCAATTGAAACAGAAGAAGTGCCTACAGCTGGTACTGATGGTAAACGTTTGCTTTACAATCCAAAGTTCTTCTTGAGTTTGACAGACCAGCAACGTGTTGGTCTGCTTGCTCATGAGGTAATGCACGTGGTGTTCATGCATATGGTGCGTTTACATGAACGTGATCCGTATCTTTGGAATGTAGCTGGTGACTATGTTATTAATCTAGTAGTGCGTGATGCAGGTTTACAACTGCCACAAACTGATTTGATTGATGACAAGTATGCCAATATGACTACCGATCAGATATATGCTGAGTTGCAAAAGAATCCACCGCCAGCACCTAAAGAAGGTGATGGCAAAGAATCTTTTGGAGCGTGCGTACAAAAGTCTGCAGAAGTTGATAAAAATCCTGGCGAGTTTGAAGCTGATATGTCGGTTGCTATACAGCAAGCAGCAGAAGCAGCTAAAGCTCAAGGTAAACTACCTGGCTCTTTGCAATCTTTGATTGATGAAATAGTCAAGCCAAAAGTTAATTGGAAAGAACGTTTGGCTAGATTTTTGCGTAACAACAATAAGTCTGACTTTAGTTGGCAGAAACCTAATCGTAGGTTTATCGGTCAAGGTTTGTACTTACCGAGCATGTTCTCGCCTTGTATAGAATCTGTTGGTGTCATTACTGATACGTCAGGTTCGCGTACAGACGAAGAGCTTAATCAAGATCTTGGCGAGATCTCAGCTATGCTAATTGATGCAAATGTTGAAAATGTACATTTTGTGCAAGCCGACATGGATGTAACTGCTGAAGAAACGTTCACCCGTGAATCGTTGCCTTTGAAAGTTACAATGGAAGGCAGAGGTGGTACAGCTTTTGGGCCTGCTATTAAACACATGGCAGAAACACACCCAGAAATATCCTGCTTAATTTATCTAACCGATTTGGAATCCGATGACTTTGGAAGTGAACCACACTTCCCGGTTGTTTGGGTAACAAATTCAGCAACGGAGGCGCCTTATGGCGAAATTATCGAAACTGTTTAAAAAACACGCGAAAGAGTACGGCGTATCAGTACTCATTGGTAGTATGATTATGTTCGGCTTAATTGCAGTAGCAAGTTCTTTTCATACTTTTCTTGTATTACTTGGAGTGCTGCTGTTTACAGCTACTGCCTTGTTTGTTATTTGGAGGATTGCAGATTATGACTAATGCAACAGTTACCGCGGTTACAACCGCATTGTGGATCTTGATTGAATTGATTCAATTTGGATATATGGCTTACTTAATATGGAGGAATAGAGATAATGCTAGCTATAGGAATATTCAGCGCGCTAGGTCTGCTTTTGCTAGCGCTTAAAATTGGTGGGCGTAAAACTATTGGTCATGATGTCTTTGTAGATGTTTTGATTACGCTTACGCTTATGGTTGCTTTCTATGGTACTTTTTCTGGTATGGCTGCTGCTATGGTCGGCGGCCTAGTAGCTACTATAGTCTTGTTCATTATGAAGAAGACTATGGTGCACCAGAAATTTGTAGTTACTACAAAACCTACGAAAGTTTTGAACTTTACTTTGCACACGCCTCGTGGCAAGTGGGAAGAACGACAACCCGATTGGAGAAACGATGGGCAAAGTAAATGACATGTATCTTGAGCATCAAGAACATGGCGATGTGCTTATAGAAGCTTTTCAAAGTTGGTTAGATAAACTAAGTCAAATGCAAGCTGCTACAGGTAAAACTATTAATCAATACATTCTTACTAATGTGCTTGAAAACAATATAGATATTGAGAACGCTAGATGGATAGTGTTCTTCAATCTTTTTGTTGAAGAGTTTTTACCGTCTTATGTAGATAATTATTCAATTGAAAACAAGGTTGATTTAAATAGTCATGCTTTATGGCAAGCTAATGAACAATATCAACATGGTCTTTATGGACAATTTGAATGTTATCTAAAGGAGTTATAAAATATTTTTATGACTTATGAAAGATTTGCATATCATATGTATCGAGAGAATTGTCGGGAGCGTTTTGCTTATCGCACAGAACCTTACGATTGTTTTGAAGATTATGAAGCAGCGAACAGAGACTTTTTAAAAAAAGTTTATAAAAAATACGATAGTGAGTAACTGATACGACCGCATGCTGGTTAGAGATCTCAAAACTGCACAGAAGCTAGAGACCAGTGTAGCAAAGCTTGATACCACCTTATTCACTATCTTTAATACGTACAACAAGTAGTTGAAACAACCGGTTGCACAGACGGCTAGTTCCGGACTGCTATGGAGTGCTGGGGACCTACTGCAAAGGACACAAGATAAGTAAAATTATCACAAACATTGTGTCAGGTAAGTTAAACTTATACGGTGCCTTATGCCTAGATACCAAGCTACTTGTTGTATCATTATCAGAGAGAAAATTATGGACAATGTTAATCAACCACCACACTACAACACTGGAGAAATAGAATGCATACAAGCTATTCAAGCTTCTATGACTACTCGACAGTTCCAAGGTTACTTAAAAGGTAACGTCATAAAATATATGTGGCGTTATGAATACAAAAATCAAAAAGAAGATTTGCTAAAAGCCCAATGGTATTTAGCAAGACTTCTTAAAACTTATGAATATGGAGAATCAAATGGCAAATCGCAGAATGACGTCACATGAGCTTTCTGGCCCGGGCTACTACAATCAACATCCTTACAACAATAAAGAATCCCGTTGGTGTGATTTAAATGAAGTACCTTATGCTAGAAATGGCTATCTTTACGGCCCAGAAACTATTGAAGATCAAATGACTGGTCAAATTTATTATCATTTAAACATGCACAAAAGTTACGCTAACTTGTATACAGCAATGGTAGAAAATACTATTGACCCTACAGTGTTCTTTAAAGAAGGTGATTCACTTTTAATAAGATACCGACAAGCAGATGTGCGGTTTACTGTTACTGGCTTTAGTTCTAGAGCTAAAAATATGGTAGGCACTAGACATTTAAATGTTGCTTGGCACTGGGATGAAGAAGGTTGGAATGTATATAAAAGAAAACACCTTGGTAATGATCCATCAAATCAAAAAAAGTTGACACATTGGAAAGTGTGGCAAGACAAAAATGCTTTTTGGACTACTGGTTCAGTTAAAACAAATACTCAGCACGATAAAATTGCTAGATTTTGGAACTGGCAAGCAGTGCCAAAAGAAGTTTTTCTTAAATTTCAATTATTAGGTTTTGCTTAATTGTGCTCGTACACTATCCCGTACACGGCCCTCTCCGCACCGGTCCTAAAGGACCGTGCTACGTTAGCCGTTCCCGGGACTGTGTACCTTCGCACATAACTAAAAATTTTTATGAAAACTAAAACTAAATATAACAATGGAGGTTATCTAACTCAAAAAAGTTTAGATAACATTAGATATCAATTACAAAAACGAGGTAAATTATGCCAGAAAGAGAAATCAACAGTATCGCAGACGCAGTAAGAATTATTGATGAACTTGTTACCAATGAAATGGAATGGTCAGATTATACTAATGAAGACTTACAAAAAGCTTGGAACATTATTAAGAACAGAGTGCAATGAAAATAATGCGTGCTGAATATATTAAAAATAAATTTCATTATTTTGGCGAGGATTATGAATTTACTTTAACTGATGAAAAATATCACAACTATGCAACGTTGATAATTAAACCACAACACATAAAGTTTATTAAAAATCCTAACAAACTAACTAAAACTCAAGTTATAGAAGAATGGTTTGCAGCCGAAAACGAAATAACTAGAGAACGAAACAACGCTAAACGCAGGAAAAAAAACAATGAAAAATGAACCAATGACCATGAAACAACATATGGAAATGATGAAAAAGATCAGAGCCCATCTAGATAGTCTACCTGAAAAAAGAGAAGACCGACCTGGCCCAAACGTTAAACGTAAAAAGAGCCCACCGAAGTGAGCTCTTTAAACATTAACAATTGATACTAGGAGAATAATCAATCCTCATAGTCTAGGATAAATTTACTCTTAAGTAAAGTACCCAGTAACTGTAAATGTACCAGCAGCACCTGTACCAGGAGCGACTTGTACATGGATATCAATAGTTGTATCACTAGTAAACTCAATTGGTTCAATTGCGTCATCATCTGCACTTAGTGCACTGAATAACTCAATACCACCACCTTGACCAATAGTAGATCCATCTTTGATTGCAGTAGAAGTACCAGTTGTCTCAGTAGCTGTGTTACTGTGACCGATATCTAATACAACCGCAGGAGATCCAGCTGTGTCAATGTCAGTAGAAACAACTCTTAATGCATGCAGAGTTTCACCTGCAAATGCATCTAAAGCTTGTACTACATCATTGAGTGCTAAAGCAGGAACAGAGATCGTAGCCTTTCTTACAAACATTTGCCCTTCAGGGAAACCTTTGAAAGCTTGATTACTTTCTACATTACCACTTTTTCTTAAAGTTGCTATAGTAGCCATTTAATCACCTATAAGTTAGTTAAATTTACGTACCACAACCTTTGTGATACTCTACTAAAAAACATAAAGCATTTAGGAAAAATGTCAACAGTTAGGAGAACTATATGTCCACATACATAATGGTAAAAAGGAACTACAAAAATCCTTATACCTATTTAGATCACGACGCCCCCAACATAAAGTTTAAAAAAGTCCCTATGTCTACCGCATTCAACATGGTTAATGCCCGCGTTGGCTGGGAAAGGGCTAAAAAAGGAGACTACGAACATTGGCAGAAATTAATGTATAAAAATAAAAGGAGAAAAAAATGAACATAATCACATTAGATTTTGAAACATACTATGATACAGAACATAGTCTATCGCACCTTAGCACTGTACAATACGTGCACTCAGATCTATTTAAAGTATGGGGCGTCGGCATAAAAATCAATGACGCACAAACAGAATGGTTCGGGGCAGACGAATGTACAGACGCAATCAAAGCTATACAATGGGATGACGTTGCAGTTGTGTGTCACAACACACCCTTCGACGCGTACATACTTACCCAGCACTATAAATGTACACCCAAATATTATTACGATACTGCGGCCATGGCTCGTGGACTTGCACCTAACGAAAGTGCATCACTCAAAGCCACCTGTGAGCGTATGTTTCCTGACGATAAAACTATGCGTAAAGGCGACGAACTTGTAAATGCTAAAGGTATATTTGATTTACCACCCGACATCGAAGAACAAATAGCTGGTTATTGTATACAAGATGTAGATCTAACGTATGCGTTGTACAGGAACATGCAACCAACTTACCCACAATCAGAACTTGACCTTATAGATCTAACTTGTCGTATGTTTGTAGAGCCTAAACTTGTGCTCAACAAACCTTTACTTATTGCTCACAAAGAAGAAGTAATTCAAGATACGCTACAGTACATCGCGGCCTCAGGATTGTCACGTGCACAATTAGCTTCGCAAAAACAGTTTGCTGAACATCTTGAATCAATAGACATTACTGTGCCAACTAAGAAAAGTCCACGCACAGGTAAAATGATTCCAGCATTTAGTAAAACTGATGCAGCTTACACACAAATGTGCAACATGTACCCAGAGCACAAAGCTCTTTGGGACGCACGAGAAGCTGTAAAATCACGTATAGAAGAAACCCGTGCACAACGCATGCTGGATGGCTGTACAGAACAAGGAACTTTACCAGTTCCATTACGTTATTACGCAGCCCATACAGGTAGATTTGGTGGCAATGAAAAAATTAACTTACAGAACCTTCCCAGGGGCTCTAAGTTACGTAATGCATTACAAGCAGGGCCCGGCCAGATGTTGTATGTAGCAGATTTATCAAACATCGAAGCACGTATGCTTGCTTGGCTTGCTAAAGAACAAGACTTACTTGATTCATTTGTAGCAGGGGAAGACGTGTACAGCAACTTTGCTGGGCAGATATACAATAAAACAGTTACTAAAGCTGACAAACTAGAACGTTATGTTGGTAAGACAGCAATACTTGGTTTAGGTTATGGTATGGGTGCAGACAAATACAAAGCTGTACTTGCACAAGGCACTCCAGGCATTGACGTAACAAAAGAAACTGCTTTAAGTATTGTTACTCAATACCGTGCTATGTACCCAAACATACCTCAACTTTGGTCAATTGGTAAACAGTTACTTTTTTACATGCTAGATCAAACTGGGGCTCAATATAGTTATGGCCCACTACAAGTAGCAAGTAACGCACTTAAGTTACCAAATGGTATGTATCTACAGTATCCTAAATTACGTTATGCAAACGGTGATTTTATATATGATTCTGGTCGTACTGGTATTACACGTACACACGGCCCCCGGTTAGTAGAGAATATTGTACAAGCATTAGCTCGTATAGTTATTACCGACCAGATGCTTGCTATACAAAAGTTACCTGAAGTAGATGTAGTACTTACAGTACATGATGAAATCATAGCTCTTAGTTCTGATAAAAATGCTGACAAGACATTAAAAGAAATTATGACTATAATGACTACAGCACCTACTTGGTGTTCAGAACTACCGCTAGATGCAGAAGGTGCATATAGTAAAATTTATGATAAATGAGCAACTTAGTATTAACCCGCAGAAAAAAAGAAGGTATTGTTATACACATACCTGAAATCGGTGAAATACTATGTGAAATTACTATTACCAACTTAGGTCCAAAACAAGTTAAACTAGCATTTAACGCAAACAAAAACATTAAAATTGATAGAAAAGAAATATATAACAAGGAGTAAATATTATGGAGATAATCTTTCTTAAAGCTAAACAAAAGCTTGTCAAAGAAATAACAACAGAAGGCACTAAACCTTACCCACTAGCAAAAAACTTTACCTCAGAACATCATACTATTGAGCCTAATCAAAAAGGCTTTAATGAGTTCTACGAGTTATTACAAACACACGCCGCAGCTGGTCACGCGTTACACAAAGGAGATCTTAAAAAGAAATTAAAGAACGAATCACGTGCTTTGATGACTGACCGTACTGCTGCAACTCAATTGTTAGTATTAGATTTAGATGGTATTACATTCCCAGGAGCTAAAACTGCGTACAACACTTATGACATACAAAACATTGCTGAAGCTTTTGTACAATACTTACCCCAGGAATTTAAAGATGTAAGTTACATTGCTCAAGCTAGTGCATCTTTAGGTTTAAAAGCTAATAAAATTTCATTACATTTGTTCTTTTTGTTGTCACATACTGTACAACCAAGAGCTCTAAAGGAGTGGTTACGTACTTTAAACTACGAAATAGATTTTCTTGCTGACCAACTCAATCTTTCTGCTAATGGACAAAGCATATCTTATCCATTAGATGTAAGTCTTGCTGATAATTCTAAACTTGTATATATAGGCACTCCTAAGTTTACTGATGTACAAGACCCGGTTACTGGAGACAGGTTTGTAAAGATAGACCGTGGTTCGCCGACCTTAGACATTTCTCATTTAATGAAAGATGTTAACCCAGAAAAAGTTTACAACTTATCTACACAAATTAAAGATGGCTTACGTAAAAAAGCAGGCTTAGTTAAGAAAAGTGAAAAGATTACTACTGTAAACGTCAACGGCATTTCTGAACAAGTACTTCAGAACCCAGATCGTATGAGTATAGAAATATGTCGTATAGCAGACCCATATGTTAACTGTAACATTAATGGTGGCGACAGCGGAGCATATTACTTTATTCTCACTAACCCTCATTACATGTATAATTTTAAAGGTGAACCAATTTTTGAAATTGAAAAAGCAGATCCTGAGTTTTATCAAACAATATTTGAAAAGTATGCTGACAAAATTGATGGTGCTAAAAACGTTAAACCCATTGTACTTCGAGACTTTTATACTGATACTTATTTTAATGGCGTTTTTGATTCTAACAAATCTCAGTTTACAGACGATTTTCCTTTAACCCCAACTCAGAAAACGTCTTTAGAAGGCTTTATGCGTACTCATAACAGGCCTATGCCTGACTATATACCAGATGCACAAGTTGTTTTTGACCCTGCTTCTAATAGTGGTATACAAATGGACACAGCCCCATATCATGTAAACCTATACAGAAAAACAGGTTACATGTTAGGTGCGTCAACCGAAGTACCAGAGCTTACATATGGTACTGCAGCAGAGTTAAGTAAGTACATACCTAATACTATGACTTTAATGAAGCATATACTTGGTAACGGTGTAACAGAAGTAGAACACTTTGTTAATTGGTTAGCTTATATTTATCAAAACAAACGCAAGACTATGACTGCTTGGATATTTACTGGCGTACCTGGTACTGGTAAAGGTTTGTTTATACATAAAGTATTAAAACCTTTGTTTGGAGAACAACAAGTACCTATGCGTTCGTTAGAAAATATAGAAGAACAGTTTAATCTGTACATGCGTACAGCTCTATTTCTTGTAGTAGACGAATTTCGTATGGGCGACTCAGGTAATACAGGACGTATGGCAGATAAACTAAAACATCAAGTTACTGAACCAACCCTTACTATACGTGCTATGCGTACTAATCAGATAGAATTACCTAGTTTTTGTAACTTTATCTTTCTTACTAACCGTGCTGACGCAGTAAAAATAGAAGAAGGCGACAGACGTTACAACGTAGCCCCCAGGCAGGAAAGTAAGTTAGAAACAAAACATCCTGATTTCATAGCTAAGTTAGCTGACATACAAGCCGAGTTATTTACTTTTGCAGGTCTTTTACAAAAGTTTAAAGTAGATGAACGTATGGCTCATACTGCATTAGAAAACGATGCTAAAAAAGAAATGAAACAAGTTTCTATGTCAGTCTTAGAAGAATTCGCAACTGCTGTTAAACAACATAACTTAGAGTATTTTGTAGAAATATTAGACATACCACTTACAAACACATTTGATGCAGGCGGGATAAGTACAGCACAACGTTATATTAAAGATTGGATTAGTAAGACAAACCAAGAAACAATTATACCAATGCAACACTTTAAATTAGTGTATGATGTTTTAACTGACAATAGAAAAGCTTTAGCAATTAGAGATTTTACTAAAGCAATGAGTCGGTTAAATGTACAAACTACACGTAAAAGAGTAGGTAGTAGTAAAAACAGTTCTGCTCCTCGTGGTGTATTAGTAACATGGCTATTAGATGAAAAAGTTAAAGAAAACTTAATACAAGAACATTTTGACAATAACGATACTTTATTATTAGGAGAACAAAAATGATAACTTAATATGCCAAAACTTACGCAGGACGTACGCCCTGACATAGACAATGTTATTGATAATTCAACTCCAAAAGAGTTAGGATTAATCCCTGCATGGTCTCATTCAACCCTTAAAACTTTTGAAACCTGTGCTTATCGTAGCTACATAGCTAAAGTAAAACGTATTAGTGAAGACTACGGACCTGCTGCTAAACGCGGCAGTCAGATACACGAACAAGCTGAACAATATGTAGATGGACGTTTGACAGAGTTTCCAGATACTTTAAATAAATTTACAACACAGTTTAAAGATCTGAAGTCTTTGTATGACGAAGGTAAAGTAGAACTCGAAGGTGAGTGGGGGTTTACTATAGAATGGGAAAAATGCCATTGGATGGCTAAAGATGTTTGGGCTCGTATAAAACTAGATGCAATCGTACATGAAGATGACACTAGTGCTCGCGTAATAGACTATAAAACAGGAAAACAATTTGGTAACGAAATAGCTCATGGGCAACAAACACTAACTTATGCAATAGGTTCGTTCTTACGCTACCCAGCGTTACAACATGTACAAACAGAATTGTGGTATTTAGACCATGGTACAACTACAGAGCAATCTTATACTAGAGATCAAGCACTTATGTTTTTACCTAAACTACATGAAAGAGCTATGGTAATGACAACAGCGACTGATTTCCCACCTAATCCATCACAACATAATTGTAAGTGGTGCTCATATAAAAATGGGGAACATCCTGCTTGTCAGTGGGGCTTGGTTTAGTTATAATAAAGCAAGTTTTAAATAACAAATAATAAATAAAAAATACAGATATGACAGAGAATAATACATTATGTGCTTATGCACATCAGGCAGAGACAACTAACTTCATCACAAACAATCCTTGTTGTTTAGTTACTTCAGACCCTGGCACAGGAAAAACAAGATCCGTCTTAGACGCACATGTTCAGTGGAGTGGCAAGACCCTTGTTTTAGCACCGTTATCCATACTTGAAGCAGCTTGGGTTGATGACATTAATAAATTTCAGCCTGATATTAAATACGGTGTTGCCTACGCTAAAAATAGACAAAAAGTATTTGAAGATGCATCACTAGATATGGTGATTACAAACTTTGAAGCCGTTAATTTTTTAGTAAAAAATCAACAGTTATTAACAACTTTCAGCAATTTAGTAATCGATGAGTTTACTGCTTTTAAAAATAAAGACGCTAAACGGTCAAAAAATATCAAAGCTTTATCAGCCTTATTCAGACGCCGTGTCGGGATGTCTGGTACTCCTAACACCAATAGTATTCTTGATCTTTGGCATCCAGTCTATCTAATAGACGATGGAGCTCGTTTAGGTAAACGATATTATTCGTATCGTAACCAAGTCTGCACGCCACAATTTAATGGCTTTGCTAATGTTTGGATAGATAAACCAGACATTGAAGAAACTGTAGCGGACTTACTAAAAGACATCACCATACGACATAAACTAGAAGATTGCATAGATTTACCTAACAATATTGTTAGAACTATTTATACAAACTTATCTCCCCAGGTAGCTGCCATGTACAAAACATTAGCGGAAGATTCTGTGTTGTACACACAACAAGGAACCATTAACGCTGTAAACGCAGGAGCTAGAGTTAAAAAGTTATTACAACTTATTAGTGGTGGGGTGTATGACGAAAACGGTCTTACTCAGTATTTTCATCAAGAACGTTACGACTTAGTAATGGATCTAGTTGATGTACGTAAACACTCCCTAGTTTCTTTTAATTGGAAACATGAACGCGATGCTCTAGTAAGTATTGCAGAAAAACGTGGTTATACTTATGAAGTTATTGATGGTTCTGTACCTGCACACAAACGTTCTGATATTGTTAAACGATTTCAAGCAGGCCAAATTAAAGTATTGTTTGCCCATCCTCAATCAGCAGGTCATGGTTTAACTCTTACTAAAGCTAATACAATAATTTGGTGCAGTCCTACGTATAATGCAGAACATTTCCAACAGTTTAACAGACGTATTCATCGCTCTGGTCAAACTCAAAAAACAGAAACAATACTTATATCTGCAAGAAATACTTGGGAAAAAGAAGTATATGAAAAACTAAATGGTAAGTTAAATCGTATGGAAAGTTTACTTACAATTTTGACTAACTTACAAAAAACAGCAGCATGAGGTATAGTATGAATATTATGTCACAACGTAAAAAAGTCTTAAATTTAGGACGATTACCCCAAGAAGAATTAGATAAACTAATAGAACAAGATAATACTGTTTTAGCTACTGCTTTAATCTATTCTTTATCAGAACTAATAGCTAGTAATTACCCGTTAAACGAAGATGTAGATCTACCAACAATAGTGCAAGAAGCTGCACTCTTTGCTGTAGAGCTTACAGATGGAGTTAGATTAGTTACAAATTTCAATCCAGAAAACGATTCTACAACAAAACTACATTAACAATACTAGGAGGTATTATGGAAAATATAGTAGAAACTAAACCTAATCTTGACGATAAGATGAATATGCTTGCAGACACACGTTTGCAACTTAAACAACTTCTCGAACAAGAAAAAAAACTAAAGCAAGTACAAAATGCTTTAGAAGCCGAAATTGCTGCCGATATGGAAAGACAAGGTCTTACCCAAACTGGCAACGATGCATGTACGATTTCTCTTAAAAAAGAAATTGTACCAACTGTAACTGACTGGGACGCTTTATGGCAGCACATATTTGACACAGGTCAATCTGAGTTGCTACAAAAACGTATGTCAGCTACAGCTTATAGGGAACTTCTCGCTATGGCACAAGCTGTGCCTGGTGTTAGTCCCACGGAGCTTACTAGGGTTAATTACCGTAGTAAGTAAATTTAAACAAGAAAAATGAAAGGTGAACAATGAGCGAAAATGCTATATCACTAGTCTCTAATACAGTGCCTACGCACGTAAAAGAGGCATCTGGGCTTGGTAACGAAAATGTCGGTGCTGAGCATTTACAAACCCCTAGAGTAAAACTGCTCCAACAAATGAATAGTGAGGTGGATAAAAACCACGACGCTTACATTGATGGTGCAGAGCCAGGTCATTTCTTAAACAGTGTTACTAATGAAAATTATGGCACTGAGATGTATGTTATTAACTTACATTTTAAAGAAGACTTTGTACTCTGGAAAAAAAGAGACGCTGGAGGGGGTCTGATTGGTACATACAGTAGCCAAGCAGATGCTCTAGAGTATCTTGCAGACCAAGGATTGAAAGCTGACGATCATGAGATTATTCAGACTCAATCACATCTCTTGCTTAACAAAGACCCTGAGACAGGTGAGTTAATTAAAACTCCTTTTCTTATGGACTTTGCTTCATCTAAGTTGAGAGTTTCACGTGAGTGGAATACTCAAATTGGACAACTAGGAGGAGATCGTTTTAGTGCGTTGTGGAAATTGAGTTCCTTACAAACGCAAAATAGATCTGGACAAAAGTTCTATAACCTAACTGCAGAAAATCAAGGTTGGGTAACTGAAGACGACTATGAGTTTGCAAAAGAAACTTATAGCAAAGTCTCTAAATCTACTTCTTAAGTAGTTGTTGTACATGCTGCGACAGATCTTGTCGCGGCTTGTACGCAAATCAAGTATACTCTCTCCATGCAGGAGAGACAGTTCATAACTAAAATCCACAAAAGATTACCTATTTCTATTTATAAATGGAAAATAAATGATTCTTATCATGGGGGTGTGCCTGACTGTTTCTATTCAGGACCAGCTGGCCATTGCTTTGTAGAGTACAAATTTAAAAAAGAATTACCTAAACGCGACACAACTCTTATAAATTTTAACTTGTCTGCACAACAAGCTATTTGGCTTATAGAACGTAACAAACAAAGTGTGCCGTGTTATTTAGTACTGGCTGTAGGTAATCTAGTAGTTATGACTCAAGACTTCGAAAAAGCTAATAAATATTTAACAAGCGAGTTTTTAGAAGATAGCATGACATTCGAAGATTTTGTAGCCAAACTAATAAAAATGTGTGTAGAATATGGTACATGAGCGGAAAAAACCTCTCTGCATTACGTGGTGAGTGTACAAGTTTAGCTGATTCGCCCTGTATTGGGTGGTGTACCGTGCGCCAGTTTGGGGATAAAAGATGTAAAGGTTGTGGTAGACATGACTTTGAAGCAGACTCTACATACTGGTTTAGTTTGCCAGAAGTTAAACGTAAACTCATAAATATAAGAAATGCCGCAGCTGGTTATCAAATAAAACAAATAAAAGGTGACTCCCGTCCAATACCTAGAATAGTAGTAAATAATACTATACCTAAAGATCATCCCACTGCTAAATACTAATGGAGTTAATTGGCATTTTTATTTTAGTTTTGCCTTTTGTTATAGGTTACATAATTGGCAAACAAGAACAAAAATATAAAAAAAATAAAAAAGATGACTAGAAACTACAAACAAGAATATGCTCGTTATCAGGGCACTCCAGAACAAAAGAAAAGACGTGCTATGCGTAACAAAGCAAGGCGTGCAGCTTTACGTAGTGGTAGAGTTTCAAAAGGTAGTGAATTTGATATACATCATAGAGATGGAAACCCTATGAATAACGACCCACAAAATTTATTTGTGTCGCATAGAAGTCAGAACAGGTCTTTTAAAAGAAATAAAAACGCAGGAAAAGCTTAGTAGCCTCTTCTTTTTTTCATTCTCATAGGCTTAGCTTTTTTAGTCATGCCTTTTTTCTTCATAGGTTTCTTACCTTTTTTATGATACATATTAGTACTCCGCTTTAGTGTTTTTAAAAGTTTTATCAGAATGAGTGTCAACAAAAATAGATTGTTTTTCACCCGGTACAGAACCATCATGATTAGGCACTGTAGAATATTTTTTCTTACAAATGTCTTTATACGTGTGTGGTTCTTTGTATTTTAATGGTCTATTTATCATAAGTTTGTATATTATATTATTCATTCATTAACATTTCCAGCGTCTTCTAGCTTGTCTAATTCTAGAATTAGGGTTGTTTCTAGTTTTAGCTGAACTTTTTTTCAATTGTCCTAATGATCTAGCACAATATGATTTACGTCTTTTAGCAGCTTTACTGCCTTTTTTTACTTTACCAGTAACAGCTGTTTTTAATTTAGAGCCAGGATTTAAACGTCTGTAGGCTTTTACTCCAGCTTTAGTCATACCAGCGCCAGACTTCGTAGGACGGAAGTTCTTCTTGTTTCTAGCAGGCATTTTACTTTTTCTTCTTTTTTGTGCCACGTCTTTTCCTCTTTACTATAGTTTTTACGTTTGTAGGCTTACCTCCTGGATTTCCTGCTCTACGCTTACGAGCTACCGCGCTGCGTCTTTGTGCAGCTGTCATACTACGGGCCTTGGACCGTGGTACGCATTTCGGGTACTTTCGTTTGCTACCCTTTGCTGACTTACGCCCGCAAGCTTGATATCTACCTTTTTTCTTAGGTGCACCGATGTCCACCCAATCACCTTTTTTACCTTTGCCAAACCAAGCTGTTAAGCCTCCTTTGGGTTTAGTATTAGCCATTACGTACTTCTGTACCCGCCACCGCGTTTCTTGTACGTACGTACTAACCAACCGTTAGCGTAAGCACTAGGATACACTTTAAATTTACGTTTAGCTTCAGCTTTTACTCTAGCATATAAAGCTGGATTAGTTGGCTTAGCGCCACCCTTCTTTTTTCTTTTTGTAGTTTTTCTTTTTCCTGCCATTATGTACCTACCTGTTTTTGTGCCTTTTTATGGGCTTCTCC